ACGATATGTTCTTTAAATGCCATAATTGTGGCCAAGGGCAAAATTTAGCAAACTTTATAAAGTTTGTAGACCCAAAATTATATGAATCATATCTTTTAGAAAGATATAAAAAATCGGCACCTGCGACACCGAAACCAAAGTTTGATTTTAAACCAACAAAGTTTATGGATCAAACACCGATAGATGATCTAAAGTCTATACAAGACTTACCTGAGGATCATCCTGCTAGATTATATTGTGTGAATAGAAAAATACCTGAAAAGTATTTTGACAAGTTATTTTTGAGTGATAAGTTTATGACTTTAGTAAATGAGGTAAAACCTAATACATATAAAATTACTAAAGATCATCCTAGATTAATTATACCTTTTTACGATACAACTGGTAAAGTATTTGCTTTTCAAGGTCGTGCTTTTGGTAAAGAACAACCGAAATATCTAACAATTAAGTTAGATGAAAATAAACAAAAGGTATATGGGCTTGATAAAATTAATTTTCAAAAACCTATCTACATCACGGAAGGTCCGATTGATAGTTTATTTATTGATAATTGTTTGGCTGCTGGTGGAGCAGATTTGTTTTTAAAAAATAAAGTACCGAATGAACAGATCACATATATATTTGATAACGAACCTCGAAATAAAGAGATAGTTAAAAGAATGTATAAAGTGATTGAAAAAGATTTTAACGTTGTAATTTGGCCTGACGACTTACAACTGAAAGATGTAAACGATATGATTATGTCAGGCTTGACAAAATTAGAATTATCAGATATTATAAGTAATAACACTTATTCAAAGCTATCCGCTTTGACAAAATTAAACTACTGGAAGAAAATTAAGGAGGTGTAATGGCGCCAGCAGAGCAAATTATTAATGTGGTAAAGAGAGGCACACGAGGAAAAGAACCTCTTAATATTGAAAAAATCCACGATATGGTGGAATATGCCGTTGAAGATATAAAAGGTGTGTCATCATCTCAAATAGAGATGAATAGTGGTCTTCAATTTTATGATGGTATGTCCACAGATGAAATTCAACAAATACTAATTAAGTCAGCTGCTGATTTAATATCACTAGAAAATCCAAACTATCAATATGTAGCGGCTAGACTTCTTCTTTATAGTTTACGAAAACAAGTTATTGATAAACTATGGGATCATCCACACATTTATGACCACGTAAAAAAGGCCGTAGAGAAAAAAGTATATGATGAAAATATTTTAAAGTGGTATGATAAAAAGGACTTTGATAGAATGGAAAACTGGATAAACCACGAAAGAGATTATACGTTTACTTACGCTGGTTTACGACAAGTAATTGATAAGTATTTGGTACAAGACAGATCAAGTGGTGAAATATTTGAGACACCTCAATTTATGTATATGATGATAGCTGCTACTGTCTTTGCTCAATACCCAAAAAATAAAAGGATGAGTTATGTTAAAAAATATTATGACGCTATATCAACTTTTAAAATTAATATTCCAACGCCTGTTATGGCTGGTGTCCGTACCCCTATTAGGCAGTATGCTAGTTGTGTCCTTGTTGATGTTGACGATACTTTACCTAGTATCTTTAGTAGTGATATGGCTATTGGGCGTTATGTTGCCCAAAGGGCTGGTATCGGAATTAATGCCGGAAGAATCAGAGGTATCAACTCACGTATTAGAGGCGGTGAGGTACAACATACGGGTGTTATACCTTTTCTTAAAAAATTTGAAGCGACTGTTAAGTGTTGTACACAAAACGGAGTACGAGGCGGATCAGCAACAGTACACTTCCCAATTTGGCACCAAGAAATAGAAGACATATTAGTTTTAAAAAACAATAAAGGTACCGAAGATAACAGAGTTAGAAAGTTAGATTATTCTATTCAAATATCTAAATTATTTTACGAAAGATTTATACAAAATGAAGATATAACTTTGTTTTCACCACACGAAGTACCTGAACTATATGAGGCTTGGGGCACAGACGCCTTTGATGAACTTTATAAAACTGCTGAAAGAAAAACTAGTGTAAAGAAAACTAAAGTAAACGCTCAGGAATTATTCTTTGATATGTTAAAAGAAAGAGCAGAGACAGGTAGAATTTACATTATGAATATTGACCATTGTAATACTCACTCATCTTTTAAAGATTTAGTTAGAATGTCAAACTTATGCCAAGAAATAACTTTGCCAACTGATCCAGTACAACATATTGATGGTGAAGGAGAAATTGCTCTTTGTATTTTATCTGCTATTAACGTAGGTAAAATTGATAGAAGAACTGAATTAGAGGAACTTTGTGATTTAGCAGTAAGAAGTTTAGATGAAATTATAGATCATCAACAATATCCTGTTAAGGCTGCCGAAGTATCAACAAAAGCTAGAAGAAGTTTAGGCATAGGTTATATTGGCCTTGCTCACTATCTTGCTAAAAAAGGATACACTTACGAACAAAAATTAGGTTGGCGACAAGTTGATAAATTAACAGAAGCTTTCCAATATTATCTATTAAAGTCTAGTAATGAAGTTGCTAAAGAAAAAGGCAAATGTGATTACTTTGATAGAACAAAATATTCCGATGGTATCTTACCAATAGACACTTACAAGAAAGAGGTAGACGAGGTTGTAACCAGAAATTTATCTTATGATTGGGAGTCGTTGAGGAAAGAAATAAAAGAGTCGGGTCTACGACATAGCACACTCTCGGCTCAAATGCCATCAGAATCCTCTAGTGTGGTTTCTAATGCTACAAACGGCATAGAACCACCTAGAGACTATTTAAGTGTTAAGAAGTCTAAAAAAGGACCATTGAAACAAGTTGTACCAGAGTATAAAAGACTAAAAAATAATTATACTTTATTATGGGATATGAAAGACAATAATGGATATATAAATATCGTTAGTGTGATGCAAAAGTATTTTGACCAGGCAATTTCTGGCAATTGGTCATATAATCCTGAACATTTTGAAGATGGTCAAGTCCCTATATCCGTTATGGCACAGGACTTATTGACAACATATAAATTAGGCTGGAAAACATCTTATTATCAAAACACTTATGATAGTAAAAAAGATGAAGACGAGCCAGCACATAGTATTGATTATGATACACCAGTTGATGACAAAAAAGAAGAAGACGAGGCCTGTGAGTCTTGTACAATATAGGAGTTAACAATGGCGTTTTTGTGTGTAAACACACCTCACGTTGATGTATATGTCAAAAAAGAGTATCTTTACGATCTACAAAAAGGTCACGGAGAATTAGTTGAGGGTGTATGGGTTACGGCAAAGTCAATACAAGGCAGAGCGTTATACTTTGAAACTTATATACCAGAGTATGGTGCTTTGTTTGATAAATTGCCTATATCAGCCTTTGTATGGAAAAAAGATATAAAGGAAAATGTATCACTAACAGAGTTACAATTGTGGGATTGTTTTAGTTATGATATTTGTATTACAGAAAAACAAATGCTTTCAGGCAATCAATGTAAGTATTTGTCGCCATCTAAAAAATGGTACAAAGGTTGGTATATGTTTACAATAGACAATGCTAACTCAACAAATTTAGAAAGAAATGTTACTTATAGTGAAACACCAAGTCAACATAAATCTTTCAATATATTAAAGTTAGAGAACGGCCATTTTGCCGCTCAGCCTAACAACAGAGTTATCTTCTATGATAAATCTTATACTCCAAGTGAGTTGAAGTTTCCAGACTTTAAAGTATCTACGATAGAGTATAGTGTAGAGGGTGAACAAAAATGGACAGCAGGTGATGACGATAAGTTTTTTTATGAATTAAAAGAAAGTAAAGAATAATGGCAAAATCAGTTTTAAATAAAGATAAAAATTTAGACGCTACAAAACAATTAATGTTTTTTGGTCCAGATTTACAAATACAAAGGTATGATAATATGAAGTATCCTATATTTGATAAATTAAACCAACAACAATTAGGTTATTTTTGGAGACCTGAAGAAGTATCTTTACAAAAAGACAGAAACGATTACCTAGAATTAAGAGACGAACAAAAGTTTATCTTTACATCTAATTTAAAATATCAAACAATGTTAGATAGTGTACAAGGCAGAGGTCCTTGTTTAGCATTTTTACCTTTTGTATCTTTACCAGAATTAGAAGGCTGTATTGTAACGTGGGATTTTATAGAGACTATCCATAGTAGAAGTTATACATACATAATTAAAAACTTATATTCAGACCCTAGCGAAGTCTTTGATACGATAATACAAGATGAAAAGATTGAAAAAAGAGCGGCTAGTGTAACTAAAACTTATGACGATTTAATTAAAATGGGTTATCAATGGACACTAACACCAGATAAAGTTGATATGTATGAACTTAAAAAGAAAATGTATTTAGCTATGGTGTCAGTAAACATATTAGAGGGTTTAAGATTTTATACATCATTTGCTTGTTCGTTTGCTTTTGGTGAATTAAAGAAACTAGAAGGCTCTGCTAAAATAATATCATTTATTGCTAGAGATGAAAGCCAACATTTAGCAATGTCTCAAAGAATTATTAATAACTGGAAAGACTATGAAAAAGATAAAGACTTTTTAAAAATTATAAAAGAAACAGAAAAAGAAGTTTATAAAATGTATGATGAAGCAGTACAGGAAGAGAAACGTTGGGCAACTTATCTATTCAGTAAAGGCTCAATGATAGGTTTATCAGAAAAGTTATTACATCAATTTGTAGAATATACTGCCAATAGAAGAATGAAAGGTATACAATTAACTCCTGTTTATGACCAAAAAACAAATCCACTACCTTGGACAGATCATTGGCTAAACAGTAGATCAACACAAAATGCTCCACAAGAAACAGAGATTGAATCTTATGTTATAGGTGGAATAAAACAAGACGTAAAGAAAGATCAGTTTAAGTCTTTCAAACTATAATGAATAAAGTAAAAAAAGAATGTCCTCATTGTGAGACTAAATATAGCATAGAGTGGGACATAGAAGAACAAGATTTACATCCAGAAACTTGTCCTTTTTGTGGCCACGTAATTGATAATGAGGATGAAGATGTTGAATGGGTCAACAAAGACGAAGACGATAGTTGGAATTGATTATAGTTTAAATAGTCCTGCTGTTTGTATATCAACAAATGGTGGCACAGCGTTTAGCGATTGTTATTTTTACTATCTCACAAGTAAAAAAAAACATATTGGTAAAATGTTAGAGAATGTTATTGGTTATGAACATAAAGAATGGACAAGTCCTATTGAAAGATTTTCAAACTTATCTGGTTGGGTATTACATATACTTGACACACTTCACAAGAAACAAAAAAACAAACACATATTCATTGAAGGCTATTCGTATGGCTCAAAAGGCCAAGCAATATTTCAAATTGCTGAAAACGGTGGTATTCTTAAATATAGATTACAAAAAAAATTTACTTGTAAAACAATTGTACCTAGTGTTGTCAAAAAACTGGCAACAGGCAAAGGTAATGCTGACAAACAAAAAATGTACGAAGCGTTTACAAGAACACAAGGCGTTGATTTAATGAAAGCATTTGACCAACAAACACTTAACAATCCAATAACTGATATAATTGATAGTTATTATATAATGAGGGCAGGTTTTGAAAATAGCATTAGTAACAACATTTAACAAAAGACTTTATGATTATTATGCTCATAGGTTTATAGAGTCATATAATTGGCCGTTTGATCTTTATGTTTACCACGAAGGCTGGCATCCACAGAAAGAGGGTATACACTTTAGAGATATAAACAAGTATAATCCAGCGTTACAAGAGTTTATTGACAGAAACACAAAGAAAAATGTTAATAGTCAATATGACAAACATATAACACCTACAACAGATTATAAAATGGATGCTATAAGATTTGCTTATAAGATATTTGCTAAAACTCACCTTATGTTAGATTGTGATTATGATTATGTGTTTTGGGCAGACGCTGATATTA